TTTATTTCTTTATTTATTTTATTCAGATTTTATCTACCAGTCCAAACTTTAATTAATGTGCCATGTATAATGTTGTTTTTAAAATCGTTCAAATAATTGTCATATGTGTAGTTAAATGAAAGATGATGTGTTCTAATATCGCCGTAAAACGATTTGATTTTTCCTAAATTCTTAAATTCATTATTAAATAATAGTCCTAGAATGCGCTCTAATCCACAGCGGTCAGTACGACATGTAATCGCATTTACTAAATTGCTAATATTATATTTTTTTTCTAAAGTAGATAAAAATGTATGATTAATATAACACTGTCCTCCAAAACATAAATTAAATTTTTGCTCATTCATCCCTAATATATTGACTTCACTTCCCGACAATCTCTGTCTAATAAATGTACCATTTTTCAAATATCCAGCAATTCGCAGTAAATTACCTATATTTTCTTTATCATAAGGATGATGCCAAAAAGGTAGTACAGGGATTTTTATTGATTCAAATGGTATGCGTTTGTGTAAAAAAGCACTATCATGAATAATAACAGCATTATCAAACCATTTATGTCTTAAATAATAAATATATGGCAGTAATTCACCTCTACCTGGATACTCGGATTTTACTATTTCTACATTTTTATAATCAAAATCAGATTTAACAAAACTATAATTACTATTATCATCAATAATTACTATTTTTTTAAAAGGATAATATGTCCTTATTAGTTTTACATTGTGATTCCAATATTTGTTAGTTGTTTCCGAATTAACATGTCTAGTAATTATAAATCCAAATGTCATTTTATTCTATTACATATTGTTAATAAAATAAAATAAATTATAAAGTTATTTTTGCACTAATGAAGATTAATTGATATATGACGGTAAATCGTCAATATTAATTACAGTGTCAGACTTACTCAAATTATTTTTAGATATTACGTATTTACTAAATTCTGGTCTATCTAATTGCGCTACAGGTGTATGATTGTGAACACATCGAGCAATCATTTTATATAGTTTAAAATCCGGATATCTTTCAGCTCCATTGTTTTTATATAAAACATTAATGCCATTATCATCAATACACCATTCAACAATTAATTTCACAATTGGCTCACATTGTGCGAGATTTTTAATAGAATCAATATCATCAACAACATAATCAAAAATCGAACATGCTAAACGGCATAAATCAAAACTATAATTAGGTTCCAATCTAGGTTTTTTGTCATTAAAAAATGGTTCTGTGTTATATTGAGTAGACGCATCACCTCCAATTTGAAAACTATCACTGCAAAATAGTTTACCATTAAATTTATATATGGCGCGACCAAAATCAATAATTTTGAATATTTTACCAAAAGTGGGTACCTTGTAATACTTCTTTTTGTAACAATAATAAATAAACTTTTGGTTAGTATAGATATACATAACATTGTTAGTATGGAGGTCATTGTGTGTAAACGAGAACATTTTTTGATATGTGATTAATGTCATAATAATCTGAATTAAGGCTGAAAACCACTCGTCATGAGACAAATCACTTGTCATAATTAAGTTGTCAAGTGTGTTTTCGCATTTTTCCATACAAATTAATTGGACTGGAAATTTTGGTAAAGTTAACCATAAATTTTCCTCATCTAAATCGGAATAATTACTACTATTATTTGAGTCATCATCATCCAAGTTAGAATGTTTATCATCTTCATCTTTATCTTCGTTTTTATCTTCGTTTTTATCTTCATCTTCATCTTTATCTTCATCTTTATATAAATCTGACTTATCATCTGCTACTTCATCCTCATTTGTATGAGATGTTCTAGATGAACAAGACGAGCCAGATTTTAATGTCTCTGATTTTTTAGGGTCAATATTAAAGTCATTTGAATTCATAATATCAATTAATTCAACATTCATATTTTTAATATCAGACAATGTAACTAAGTTGGTGTCTGTAGTGCTAAAAATATTATCAAATATGGAATCGTCAAATGATTTTATTGATAATACTGATTTATTTGATGTATTCATAATATTCAACGGTTTTAAAGGTTTATCTTCATCATCATTTGTTAGTAAATGTGAATAATCATCTACTGTAAACAATACATTTTGTTTTTTAACAAAAAAATCCGAATGAATTAAATAGTCAATATCATCAATAATATTAAGTTTATAATTTTTCTTTATAGCCAAAAATGAACCATAATAATCTAACCCATTAACAAATTTATAGTTATTAAGTAAATGACTAGTTAGAAATGAAAAAAAACCATCTACATAAGCAGCATTATTTACATCAGCTATTTTTGGATTAACAATTATACTTTTGTCGATAGTAGGTAAATTGAATAAATTATCATCATTACAGTTATATTTACCAACAATATATTTAAATGGGTCTAATAATGGTGCCATTTTAACAAAAACCTTTTGAGTTGTTGTAAATTCACCATTTTCATCGTTTATATTTTTTAATTTACACGAGTAAACATTTTCAGAAATATCATCCTTTTTATCATCCTTTATATCATGCTTTATATCCGATATTGACCATAAATGATTTAGATTTATAGCGTTATAATTGGTATTATTTAATGAAAAAAATCTGTCATAAATAGGTACGTAATTTTGTACTAAATCAAGATTGATTTTTTTGTTAGTTTGAAACTTATTAAATAAGTTAATATTCTTCCTTTTTTGGTAATTAACACTAAAGATTGGTATTGTTGCCATTAGCTAATAAAAATATTAATAATAGAAATTTTTAACTCATTTTTTCCTAAACAACTAACAAATATTAAGTTTTAGACATTGTATTTGTTAGTTTATTAGTTTTGCGTTAAATAAAATAAATCTTTTATAAGTGTATACATATAATGAATTTAGAACTAAAACGGTTTGATATGAAAAGCATTAGTTTCAAGCCTGATGAATCAAAAGGTCCAGTGGTTGTTTTAATTGGTCGTCGTGATACTGGTAAATCATTTTTGGTAAGGGACTTGTTATATTATCAACAAAGTATTCCAATTGGTACAGTAATTTCAGGTACAGAAGAAGGTAACGGCTTTTACGGAAAATTAGTACCCAAATTATTCATCCATAATGAATACAATACAGCTATTATTGAGAATATTTTGAAGCGACAGCGTCAGGTTTTGAAACAGATTAAGAAGGAAATGGAACAATTCAAGCGCACAACAATTGACCCGCGGACTTTTGTGATTTTAGATGATTGTTTGTATGACAATACGTGGTCACGTGATAAATTAATGCGACTCCTTTTCATGAACGGGAGACATTGGAAGGTCATGTTAATCATCACAATGCAATATCCGTTGGGCATTCCGCCAACGCTAAGAACCAATATTGATTATGTTTTTATTTTGAGAGAGCCCTACATCGCCAATAGGAAGCGAATTTACGAGAATTATGCTGGTATGTTCCCTACATTGGAATCGTTTTGCCAAGTAATGGACCAATGTACCGAGAATTACGAATGTTTAGTGATAAATAATAATGCCAAATCCAACAAATTACAAGACCAAGTGTTTTGGTATAAGGCAGATGCACACAATGATTTCAGATTAGGTTCCAAAGAGTTTTGGGAGCTATCCAAATCCATCAATGATGAAGATGAGGAGGAGCAATATGACCCGAATAACGTCAAGAAACGTGGTCAAGGTCCCAAAATCGCGGTAAAAAAGACAAAGTGGTAAATATTGCTTTTATAAAAACCGCTTTCAAAATATAAAAGCACATCTTGGTTATATAATTATTGCTTTCAAAATATATAAGCAAGATTAACAAACTTAAAGAGTATCCTATTATAAAATATATAATAAGATTCAGGAACTTAACATCGTAGAACTCATAGAGAAAAACCCAATATCTAAGCTATCAAAAGCATATAATAGCAAATTAATAAATAAAATCAAAGAAAATTTTACAGATTTTGAATCACAATTATTTGTAAGTAGTTTTTATTGCTACTTAAATTATGATAAAAATATAGATTTCGTACTTGATTTAGATAATATATGGAAATGGTTGGGATTTTCTACTAAACAAAATTCTGAAAGAGTTTTGGAAAAACATTTCAAATTAGATATAGATTATAAAAATCTTGCTTATCAATTTGGAGGAGCAAGTTCAAATGATGAAAAATGGGGTGGACACAACAAACAAACCATATTATTAACAATTAAATGTTTCAAATCATTATGTTTGAAAGCGCAAACCAAAAAAGCAGGCGAAATACACGAATATTATATGAAAATGGAGGAAGTTTTACACCAAATTGTAGAAGAAGAAACTGACGAATTAAGACTTCAGTTAGAGCAAAAGGAAAACATTATCTTAGAAATAAAACAAAATTCAGAACAAGAAAAAGAACAAATAATAAAAGCTTCAAAAAAGGAAAAACAAAAGGCGGTAGAACAAGCAATAATTGTCCATTTTCCATTAAATACTGAATGTATATACATTGGTACAATTGACAACACCAATGAAGCAAATGAGAAACTAATAAAATTTGGACATACTAATGACCTAGCAACTAGACTAAATGACCATCGCAAAGGTTACGAAAATTTTGTATTAGTAGAAGCATTTAAGGTTCAAAATAAAGTGGAAATAGAAAATCTAATAAAGACATATCCAAAAATTAAAAGACAGATTCGCAGTATACAACTAAATGGTAAAAATAAAACAGAATTAATTTCTTATGACGTCACAAATTTTACAATTGAAGTATTAACAAAACATATCAAGGACATTATTCATTCTAAGACTTACAGTATAGATAATTTTAATAGAATAATGAAACAAAATGAAGACTTTGAAAATAAAATTAGAGATTTAGAAGAACAAAATAAGTCTCAAGAAATGATTATTATTGACAAAAATATTAGAATTAACAGATTGACTGAATTATTACAAACAAATCAAAAAATAATTGACACTGTAAACAATGAAAATCAATCTGTATATCAAAACATATTATTACCAGAAGATGAAATAAATAAAAAGTTCAATGAATTTATAAGCAGTGTTTGTATTGTACGTTCAGATGTAGAAGAATACTCTGTAAATATGGAAGGACGTTACCGTTTATGGAACCAAGTGAAACCAACCAAAGAAGTTTATCATACGTTTAAAAGTTATTTGGATACAAGATTTAAACCCAAACGCATTGGAGGAAATCATGGTTACAGTGGACTTAAATTAAAGCCAGTCGAGTATAAAAAATCAAAGGACAATTCAAGTGTAGAGACATTTATATTTCAAGTATGTCAGTTCTCTGATTGCGGAAAAGTATTAAATTCAGTTTTATTGAGCGAATATCAAAAATGGAAAGTTTCGGTTGGCAAAGAACTATCTGAAAATGATATGAAAGAAATTAAAGAATATTTAAATGCATCTCCTTATGCCTTAAAAGCAGTAGTATGGACGGATGACGGCAACAATGAAGGCTATTATGGATTATCTATTAAAAAACATGAATATATTCCAAAACTAATTTGTTCAACTGGTAAAAAAGTGTATAAGAGAGAAACCAAAACAGAGATTTTACTTGCTACATGGGATACAATCGCGAAGGCTGCGAAATCAGAAGGCATTTCAACTGCTAAAATGAGTCGATGTGTTAAAAATAACATTATAATAGATGATTATTATTATAGTATTATTTAACAAATATTTTATTTTCATGATTAGTCTATCTTTTAGTCAAAATCGCTGTAAAAAAGACAAAGTGGTAAAATCACTTTTATAATATAAAATTTGCTTTTTTTTTTATATTATAACATAGTATAAAATGCCGACTTACACTGATACGGTAAATAATGTGAACTACACTTACACTGTGGGGACCCCAACGGCTTCTGCTTCAGCAGTATCAACATCAGCAGTTACAGGAAATATAACAATATTAAGCAGTTTTACTGTTAACAGTGTTGAATATATTGTAACAAGTATAGCAGCATCTGGATTTAAAAATGCGTCTAAAATAACAAGCGTTACAATCCCTGCTTCAATAACAAGCATTGGCACTCAAGCATTTTTTAATGAGAATAATGCAGGCAATTTAACAAGTGTAACATTTGAAAATACAGTGGAGAAACCTAGTCAACTTAAAACCATAGGAGATTCGGCGTTTCAAAATACACGTATAACTAGTTTAACAATTCCCAAATCAGTCACTACACTAGGAGGTAATTGTTTTCATAGTTGTAATAAATTAATAAGTGTTACATTTGAAGAAAATATTCAACTTACACAGATTATCGGTGGTCTTTTTGCTGGTTGCGTTCTTTTACCAAGTATTGTAATACCAAATTCAGTAACTAGTATTAATGATTATGCGTTTGTCAATTGCACAAGTTTAACAAGTGTAACATTCCCTGTTAATCCATTATTTAAAACTATTGCTGGTTATGCGTTTCAAGGGTGCTCATTGTTAACAAGCATTACAATACCAGAAACAATAACCACTTTAGGTGCTTCATGCTTTAGAGCGTGTAATTTATCAAGTATTACAATTCCTAGTTCACTAACAACAGAGGGAGGAAGTGTATTTTTTGACAATAAAAATGTCAAGACAATTGTGTTAAACAGTGCTGTATATTTAGACTTAAATAAATTAGGTTGCGATTTACAATGGGTAGAAAGTGTTACATATAATGCTGCTGGACAAATACCTGTCAATGCGTTTAACGGGAGACCACGTATTAAAAGTGTTATATTTGGACCAGCAATTACAAGCATTGGTGAATACGCATTTAAGAATGCACCTGGTCTGACAAGCGTTACAATCCCTGCTTCAATAACAAGCATTGGCACTCAAGCATTTTGGAATGAGATTAATACAGGCAATTTAACAAGTGTAACATTTGAAAATACAGTGGATAAACCTAGTCAACTTAAAACCATAGGAGATACGGCGTTTCAAAATACACGTATAACTAGTTTAACAATTCCCAAATCAGTCACTACAATAGGTGGAGGTTGTTTTGCTAATTGTAATAAATTACCAGGTGTTACATTTGAAGAAAATATTCAACTTACACAAATTACCGGTAGTCTTTTTGCTGGTTGCGTTCTTTTTACAAGTATTGTAATACCAAATTCAGTAACTAGTATTAATGATTATGCGTTTGTCAATTGCACAAGTTTATCAAGTGTAACATTCCCTGTTAATCCATTATTTAAAACTATTGCTGGTGCTGCTTTTCAAGGGTGCTCATTGTTAACAAGCATTACAATACCAGAAACAATAACCACTTTAGGTGCTTCATGCTTTAGATCGTGTAATTTATCAAGTATTACAATCCCTAGTTCACTAACAACAGAGGGAGGAAGTGTATTTGTTGACAATAACAATGTCAAGACAATTGTGTTAAACAGTGCTGTATATTTAGACTTAAATAGATTAGGTTGTGATTTACAATGGGTAGAAAGTGTTACATATAATGCTGCTGGACAAATACCTGTCAATGCGTTTAACGAGAGACCACGTATTAAAAGTGTTACATTTGGCCCAGCAATTACAAGCATTGGCGAAAAAGCATTTTATAATGCGCCTGGTCTGACAAGCATTACAATCCCTGCTTCAATAACCAGCATTGGCAATCAAGCATTTTATAATCAGAATAATGCAGGCAATTTAACAAGTGTAACATTTGAAAATACAGTGGAGAAACCTAGTCAACTTAAAACCATAGGAGATACAGCGTTTCAAAATACACGTATAACTAGTTTAACAATTCCCAAATCAGTCACTACAATAGGTGGAGGTTGTTTTGCTAATTGTAATAAATTACTAGAAGTTACATTTGAAGAAAATATTCAACTTACACAAATTACCGGTAGTCTTTTTTTGGGTTGTGTTCTTTTACCAAATATTGTAATACCAAATTCAGTTACAAGTATTGATTCATATGCTTTTTCAGATTGTTCAGCTTTAGCTAGTGTAACATTCCCGGTTAATCCATTATTTAAAACTATTTCCGAAGGAGTATTTAATAATTGTAGATTGTTAACAAATATTGTAATACCAGATTCAGTAATAACATTGGGTAATTATGTATTTAATGGTTGCACATTGTTAACAAGTGCATCATTATCAAGTTCATTAAAAACTATAGGTTTCCAAGCCTTCAAAAATTGTAATTTGTCTAGTATTACAATCCCAAGTTCTGTAACAACATTAAGTTCTATTCCATTTACTGGAAATAATAATGTTAAAACAATCGTAATAAATAGTCCTGTTTGTTTGAATATACCAATTTTAGGTTGTAGTTTATCTCCTTTAACTAGTGTTACATTTAATGCTGCTGGAACTATTCCAAATAGTATTTGTAGAGACTTGGTCAAT